GTCATTGTTTCCGTTCCTTCATTAATTGCGCCGCATATTGTTCATTTGACAGACCAAGCCTCTTGGCGAGAGAGACTTGCGTTGAGGTCAGTTGCACTTTGCGTGGTTTTTTACCGCTTCTAGCGGCAGGGGCGACCACGTTGCCCGTCTGACGTTGGGGTGCTGATTCCTCAATAGTAGTCCCATCGTCAAACTTATCTGGGAAGACGCGGCGAACCGCATCATCTATTTCACTATAGTACTGATCACTTCTTGGATCAATACCACTTTTTACAAGTTTTTCGTGAAGTCCATAAGCGTATCCTGTCATTTCAGGATCTTTTTCAAACCAATCATTATTTTTTGCCCACTCTAAAGCACGATCATCTGGACGTGGTGGCTGTGGAGTTTGCTGTTGGTACTGAGGTTGTGGTTGCGGTGTCTGTTGTTGCCTAGACTGTGGCTTAAAAGACTCATATTTTAATTTTTCTGCTTGTAAGGCAGATAATTGTTCTTGAGCATTAACCAAAGCGTCTGGATCACCAGATTCATAAGCTGCCTTGTACGCTGTTTTAGCTTTATCAATTTCTGCTGCAACTCTGCCTTTAGCTTGATTTACAAGAACACCTTCACCTTCGTCTAAAGTTTTACGAAGTTTTTCATTTTCAAGTTTGACTTGCTCGGCATATCGAAGCGCTTCCTCTTGAAGTCTACTAGCTTCCTGCCTTGCTTTTTCTTCATCACGATACCTTTTTGTAAGTTGATCAATACGTTTCTGTACGCCAGCAGTATACTTATCAACCTCGTCTTGAGGTTCAGGGTTTTCGGTGTTACTAGACTCATCCTCTGTTTTTGAAGAAGTGTCATCAACAACTTCTATTTCAAAACCGTCGTCATCTTGATTCGGTGTTTCTTTTGTAGCCTCAATAGCTTCAGCTACTGTCTCTTCTTTAGTTTCAAATTCTTGTTCTTCAGCTAGATTGTTCATGCTCTTGAATACCCCCTTGGATCTTCCACAACTGCTTCCACAGTGTCATCGTTAATAAGACGAAACTCTTTCCCATGTACTTTAAATCGAGTGCCTGAGTAAGATCGAAAGATTACAAAGTCTCCTTTCTTACAATACGATCCATGTGGAAATTTTTCTTTATCAGCGTAGGCATCTGCGCCTAGCTCCATAACAAAACCAATAATAGAAGCAGTCTCTTCTGATGCTTTAAGGCCATCAGGCATAATCACCCCACCGTCTGTCTTGTCGCTGATTTCTGGTACGCCGATAAGGATCTTATATCCTTGTGGCTGTGGTAGTTTAGTAGCTACCTTTTCTTCTGTAGTCGCATTCCCTGTATACATTCTAATACCTTGCAGTGATTTAAAGGTTCACAGTCACCTTGCGTGGACATCCACGATATTCTCCCAAATCAGAGATTACATGAAAACATCTTATTGTTCAACATATCTCTTCTCAAGATCAGCTAAATCTTGTTTGATAAACTGAAGTGCTTCATTCCTCCCTACGATACGGCTGTACATTGCCATGTCTTCAGCTTGCCCTGACGCGAGGAAGGTCTTTATATCTTCCTCATACTCCTCAATCTTGCGTTTAATCAACGTAAAAACGTCATCCATCTCCCTTTGTTAACTCCTTCGCTACCTCTATCCCCAATTTTGCGCCCTCTTTCTGATCGTTACGTTGTGATTTGTCTAGATCAGTAGCGAGCCTGACGCCAAGACGTGCACCCTCACGTTGGTTCTCAGCGGCAATACGATCAGCGTCTAATTTTAGTTTGGCTGCATCCATCTGCATTTTATGTTGCAACTCTTGCTGTTTGATTTGTAGTTCTGCTTGCTGCATTTGTACAACCGGATCTTGTTGCTGCTGCTGCGCTTGTTGCTGCTGCGCTTCCATTTGATCTTTTTGTAAGAGCTTTTCTGCCGCATCTTTTGCCAACCTTGAGATCTCTACCTCCACATCTTCTGGTAGTGGTTGATCTTCGTTTGGCATTTCTACCCCAAGCATCTTTTCAATCTCACGTCGGTATTGAAAAGCAACATGCTCTGTAACGTGCGCTGCCATAGCTTGTCCAATAGCTTGAGCAAACGGTGACTGACCAACCATCTCGCGCATTTTAGGATCTTGCATAGCCGCCATATGCACAGAAATGTGTGCCTCATGGTCTTGATATTTAAATGCTTTGACTGGCTCCTGCTTCAAGAGCATCATGTTTTCTGTAACAGGATCAGCAGGTTTGATATCCCCAGGTAATTTTATAATATCGTTTGCGTCTTGGATACCAAGAACTTCTAACATTTGACGATGTAACTTCCCCATGTCGTACAACTGAGGAGCCTGTTGAGATAGTTGCAAAGCTGCCTGATACTGCATAATACGTTGAGACATAGTTGCAGCATTAGGATCTGAAACAGGTATAACATCTACACGAGAATCAAAGTCTTTCTGCCTATCGAAGTCACCATCCATTTCATAAGCGTATTCTGTTGGCATGTAGTCACGTATAATTTTAGATAGTAGCCTAAGTTCTTTCTTCATAGACGCATGCATACGAGCTTGTACACCAGACATAACTTTCATGCTACGTTCCATAAGAGCAAGCGTTGTACCTACAGGTGCTTGAGCATTTGTGTCTCCAACCTGTATATCTGCAACGGAACCTATCCTACGTCCTTCTTCGACAATGTTGCCAAGTAACGAGTAGAGAACGCCTGATGGCTCTTTGTAAGGGATGAACGTAATCGAATCCCGTATCGCACCACCTGGAACATCCACGTCCCTGAACTCACCCGGCATAAGAGGGGTGTCGTCACCTTTAATGCGGAGACCGCGAGCTTTAAGACCCGCAGGCAAATTAGATAATGTACCCGCATCAATAAGTTGACGAAGAATCGAAGTCGCTGACTTAGCCAATCCACCAATGAGATGGATAAGACCTGTGCCGTAGAAACCCAAGCCAGGTAGGTATTTGTAATGTACAAAATGTAATCGTTTCTTTTTCTTTGCATCATCTTCATACCAATTCCTCCTAATCGCTAAAATTTCACGAGAAGTCTTGTCTACAGTAATAACATATGGTCGTGCTATTCCATCTGGATCATCAAACTCTTCTGGCATGTTCATGGTAACATGCATCTCAAGAATCGTATGGCGATCATCGTCCTCTACAACAGCACTCTCTCCATCAAGTTCGTCATATTTTTCTTGGATGTCTGAAAAATCTGGCTCTGGATCTGGTAGATCTACCTCACGGTAGAATCCAGCAACCTGTAGCTCTAGTATCTCGTTAGATGTTTTTTTCATTATGTGCGTGTACCGTGGGCAAGACGCAAGGTCTGATGCACCATAGGAAGCAACGAAGTCTTCTGCTGGAACGAACATAGCAACGGGTCTGTCCTCTAACGGGTCATAGTAAACCTTTTTAAAAGCAGAGCCTGCAAGCGGTAGCTTAAAGAGCATTTGTTCTGTCTCATCACGATATTCCGTCATCTCTTCAGTCAGAAGATAGTTCATTTCTGTCTGGATTCTGTCTGCTTGATCTATTTTTTCTGGCGTAAGTTTTCCCATAATCTTAGTTCTTACTGGCCCAGACGCAGGAAATATCTCACCCATTGCCTGTGCCTGAAACCTTACAACGGCTTCTGTAAGAACTGGATGAAACACACCAGATGCCCCTTGCCACGGTTGGCTACGTTCTTCTATCTTCATCCCAAGAAGATCTAAGCCTTTAACGTAGGCTCTTGCCCAGTCTTTTCTAGACTCACGATCAGAATTAAATTCTTCTACAAGGTTGGATGCCATTGATTGCAATTCAGCTTCATCAATAAGGTCAGCAAAATTAGCGTCGTGTTCAGGGCCAGCGAGTTCTTCCGTCAAGCTCCCTTCAAAATCAATAACCACTCCGCCGTCACCAGTATCTATCGATACAGCGTCAGGATTTACGATCTGTACTTCGATCTCTTCTGCGTCTGTTTCTTCGATGTCTAAATCTGATGGCTTCATTGGTTTTTCAATAGCCATTTAAGTCTCCTAAATGTGTGCACAAATTAATGATAGCAGATATTACTATCATACGTCTAGTGGCGAAGCAGATTTTGGTGGGGGTATCTGCTTCGCCGTGAAGCGTAAAAGGGAGAATACGCCTCAACTCATACTACACCAAGAAAAAAGGGGTCGCAAAGACCCCTTAGTTGGGAGGAGCAAAAAATGAAAAAACATCTTTGTATTTGCAGCCTAGCATAAAGACGTGTAATCTGTAAACAAAAAGGAAGTGTTATGGAAATCTCTATGCCAATAATATGGAATATTGTTGTTACTCTAGTTGTAGCACCTATGGCATGGTGGATAGGCCAGATGAATAGTGAATTAAAACGACTCAACATCTTATTAAACATGACTCGTGAAAATTATATTAAACGTGAAGATCATCAATCAGAACTGTCTAGGGTGGTAGATCATCTGGTTAGATTAGAAGGAAAGATAGATAAATTAGCAGAAAAGGTCTGAGTGCAGGGAGACGTTCAGGTGGGGTGTAACCATCGATCCAGTAAGTTGTGTAGCTTTAGCGACAGGGGCTTTTAAAGCTCTTAAAGGTGCTGTTGCAGCAGGCCGTGATTTCCAAGATATGACAAGTCAACTGTCTACTTGGGGTAAGGCTTTTAGTGATTTTAACGAAATAGAAAAGAGAGAAAAAGATCCACCCTTCTGGAAGAAGACGTTCAAAGGCTCTGATGAAGAGACAGCAATTGAGATATTTGCCAACAAGAAGAAAATGGAGCAAATGAGGGCTGAGATCAAGGACCACATATCTTGGACGTATGGCCCTAGCGCATGGAAAGAAGTCCTGTCGATAGAAGCAAGGATGCGTAAACAACGCAAGGATGAGCTTTATCGCAAGCAAGAACAAATAGACGCCATGATAAATTTTGCTATAGGAGCCGTTATATTCCTAATTAGTGGAGGTATACTGTTTGTTGCTTTCTATCTTTTAGGTCAATGGCAGGGAAGGTGGTAGATGTGGGTGTTATTGTGGATACAGCTAGTAAGCGGAAGTTTTGATCACTATCATGTGGGCAGTTATTCAAGCGAAGAAGCTTGTAAAGCCGCACTATCTAAAGCCAAAGTTTTAGTCACAAATCAAAACTCTAAGGTTGTGTGTATTAAAATAGAGCGTTGAAGATAGTGGAAACGAAACATCGCCGTTGGGTAGTGTACGATGATGCAGGTAAAGTTGTTGTTCTGTGTAGGGACAGGCTCATAGCAATTAGATTTGCTAGTAGTACTCGCGCTTATGGTAATAAGGAGCGTCATCCTCCCACTCGTCAGTCGGAAGACGAATAAATCCGCCCTGACGAAAACGTAATAACGCCATAACCGTGCTGTCAACAAGGTCATCGTTAGACATAAACGGAAATCCCGCTATCTCTTCGACCAATTCATCAGCCCAGCGAGTCGCTGGCACCCACGCCATACCCGACGCAATAATATCTGCCACAGAATTAAGCCTCGCAAGCTTGTCACCTGTGCCACGGTGGGGTGTATACTCCTGCACAGGTAGCCCCATACGCCTCATTTCTTGGTAAATAGCCGTTCCTGCGGACTTTTTCTCCACAATAAACGCATCTGGCTCCCATTTTGTGTACTCATCCATAGAAAGTTGCTTCAATTCGGGAAATTCTAGCCGTTTTTTGATAGAATCTAGCAAAATTAGGTGATGTGCGTTCTCATCTTCGTTAAAAAACACTCCCCACGTGGTCAACGCGGTATAATCGGCACGATTATGCTTCTCTGCGGCTGCATCAAGCGACATAATCACGTATTCTACGTGCGGAGGCTGATCTTTAGGCCATCTACCCCACCATTCTCGCTTAACTATCGATGCTTCCTCGGCTGTAGGCTTCTGTTGGTACTGTGAGTTCCACTGAAACACAGGCATAGAGGCTTTTGTGCGCTCCAAAGCTGTTAAATCAAAGAACTCAGGCCACAACGGCTTCATAATCGGCTTGCCATCGTCATCTTCAGCGTCCAGCAGAGCAGGAAACTCCACAATTTCGTACTGATCCGCCAGTTCGTTCTTCACCATATCGTTAGTCACACGACCTGTGAGGTCATCCATGTGCCAACGTGTCTGTACAATAGCTACTCGACCACCTGGCATAAGACGGGTACGTGCACCAAAGGTAAACCATTCATATGCTTTCTCAAACACAGAGAAGTTTCCGTTAATGACATCTTGTTCAGAATGGGGATCGTCGACGAGCA